ACCCACACCAAACAAAAGTCGGTATGGGGAATGTGGACACTTTGGGATTGAGAAAGGAAACAAGAAAAATTTGCTCCAACATGGGTAGGATCCTTGCGAATAAAAGTACATTTCAATTCAGAAACTTTCCAAGAATGTTGCGGTATTATCGCAACATTGGAAAATGGGAAAAAAGCATCACAACTGTGGATTCGTCCATCAATCTCACACGACATATAGGCGAGATTATTGAAAACTAAATCACATAAAAAAGTATGAGTGACACTTTTCGATTTCAACGAACAGGGAAGCGGCTTTGGGTCAGGAATGGCCCAAGGATTGGCTTCAGCATCACGTTGAACAATATCGGCAAGATCAGAAGGAGCTAAACTACCCTGTGCTTCAGGAACCACACGCAAGTGGATCCATATCTGGCACACAGTATAAATCGCTCCAACAATAGCACAATATTTCAACAAAGTTTCTACGTGTTGTTCACGTACTGATTGAATCATTGCTGGAATAGCATCATTACGTTTCACGATTTCATCAAATACTATCTCTTTACAAGTAAGGAGACGGTGCACGAAATAACATGAAGAAGATAATGCAATAGACAACAACAAAAGCCGCGGATAGTGGACAAAGGGCATATCCAAACAATAACTAGAAATCGCCACAGAAGTAAAAGCAGTAGAAGTGAAACTCGATGGTACAACAACCAAAGGAGCTCCAGCGCTAAACCAATAAATAGGGAGCGATAAAACACGAGGGACTCTGTGACGCAAAAGCCATCCACAAAACAATGCAGGTGGTAACAACACAGGTACAGGTCGATCAACAAGAGACAGAACAGACGCTATGGCACAACAGCCAACAGCGTTGTATATCTGCTTGCGAGCAAAACCAAGAATGGATTCCTTCTCCATATAGCAAACAATATCTTTACACCATTGTTTACTTAGGAATTTTTTAGGAATCCAATTAGTCCAGCGACAAATCCAAGATTTTTCGAAAGAATGCGCTATTTGGAACAGCCGAGATGTGGCATATTCTTCTAAGCGCGTTTCAATTTCATTATATTTCTTGGATGATCTCATAAACCAACGAGCACCATATTGTGACACAACACTAGCAAGTAAAGCACCAGCTTGTTCATCATAAGCACGGGGGGGTGGCAGGGTATCAGGAGTGAAGGAATATTCACCTGGACAACGTTGTTTGCCAAAACAATGACAATAATGATTAACAGCTAAATCAATGGAGTACAAAGGATCGGACACCATACGACAAGTAGGTATAATACGATTACACTCAACGCAGAATTGCGGTTTCTCACTATATTCTTGACAGAGCGAACAAACGAGGATATCACTACATGAACAATTTGGAATATAACCCTCAATCTGGCCAGGATAAAATGGGCCATAAGTGGGACATTTGCAGTACATTGAGGGCATACCACAATTTGTACAAATTTCCAAACGATTCTTCAAAGAATTAGCGGAGGTTACCAAGCGGCGTTGATTATTAAAATGGGCTCGTGAGA